GATCAGCATGACGTACTCCTAACGGAGCGCCCGAAGGCGCTCCGTTGTTGGCATGGATCAGTACGTGGGCTGGCGCGCCTTGAACGCGAGCCGGAACGTGATCGTCTTGGCGTTGACGACCGTCGCGAACGCGGTCGGGAACGTCGCGATGATCGTGCGCGCCGAATCGCTGATGCCCAACGCATACGCGGTGGCCAGCGCAGCGCCGCTCGGCTCCAGCACGTAGAACCCAGCGGCATTGCCCAGCGCGCCGGACGCGATGATCGCGTCGTCGTTGTCAGCGTAGCCGAGGTGCAGCGTGCCGGTTGGCGTTCCGTGGCTGTCCAGCTCTTCGCCGAACACGCAGCACAGGTTCGGCACCAGTTCGTAACCCGGCGGATGCTCGCCGACCACGATGGTGTCGTTCTGCGCCGGTCCGGCGCCAGCCGCCCAGGTGTAGGTGGAGTCGATGATGAGCGGAACGCCGATCGCGTCCGTCGTGATCGGGGACACGTAGTCCTGTCCCCGCGTTGCCTTCAATTCAGCCATTGCGATACTCCCTGCGCGGCGCTCGGCGCCGCGCTTAGTTGGTCAACAGGTTCAATGCGTTGCCGGCTTGGATCAGCCCGGATCGGCCGCAGCGGTGTCCAGGCTGATGAGGCCGTAGTCCTTGCTGTTGAACTGGGTCTTCTTGCAACCCCAGATCACATCAGCGCCGATCACGATCTCGTTGCCGCGGTTCTGCGTCTCTTCGTGCCACGAGAAGCGCAGACCCTCGCCCGGCGAGCCGAACGCCAGCACACCGGCCTGCGAGCCCATGAACAGAGCGCGCGCCGCGGCCACGTTGCTGCCGGCGCCGTAATCCGAGAAGCGCACCACGGACTCGTGAGAGTGCAGGATGCAATCGCGGATCATGCCGGTGGACTCGGTGAAGATCGGGTTCTGGCGACCCTCCGCACCAGCCGCAGCCTTCTGGATGTCCAGCCAGCCGCCGGTACCGGTGTTCACGCGAAGGTCGTGCTCCTGGTACGTGTGCATCAGCAGCACGAACCGATCGACGCCCTCGACGTTGCACGGCTGGATGCGCACGGTGCCGTCCTGCTCGCTGCCGCCGCCCATGGTCTTGGACTTGGTGATGACGCGCTCGATCACGTCGCGGGTCATCTTACCGGCGGTGGTCAGCGTTGCCTTGCTGGTGCCGTCGCCGTACATGATGTGCGCCGAGTCCGGGGCCTGGAGCGCGTTGTTTGCGCGGCCGGTCCAGCCCAGCGGCCAGGTGTAGGCCGTATTGACGCCGCGCGCGCCCGAGAGGTAGATAAAGATCGTCTCGTCGTACAGGCGCGCCCAGTAATCGTTGAGCTGATCACGGGACAGCGTGCGCAGGTTGTGCAAGGTGCGCTTGCGCGTCATCTTGCCGCCCAAGTTGGCGCCCTTGTAGGACTGGTCGATCCGCACCACGTCCTGGTAGAACTTGAGACGCGCCTCCGAGCCGACCCGGTTGTCGTCGCCTTCAACCGGCGCGCCGCCGATCGCGACCGAGAGGTCGAACCGGATTTCGTCGCCGGCGCCGGATTCCAACTCCGTCAGGATCTGCAGGGGCTTGGTCTTGCCCTTGCTGGCGAACTTGCGCGTGAAGTACGAGCGCCGGCTGATCTGCTGGAACAGCGACGCGGAGAACAGCTTTACCGCCTGCGGGCTATTGAGCCCGATGATCGTCTGAGACATAGCTATGAGTCCTCTGGTGGGGTTTCCTGCCAGGCACTCATGCGCCGCTGTCGCCAACCGCGGCGCTCATGCGCTGCGGGCTTGTCCGGGTGAGCTTCATCCCCACCTCGGGCGTTATCTGTTGCACGCGGTCCGGCCCCTCGATGCGCAGCCGGGTCCGTGATCCGCTTTTCGATTCCACGGTGATGGTTGTCTCGCCTACGCGCACGGCTGCGCCGGGCGCGAGGTCCAGATAAAGGGCCATCAGCCGGCCGGCTTGATCTCAGCGCCAGCGCCAGGTGTCGACGCAAGGATGCGCTCGATCTGCGCATCGCTCATCCCGGCGAAGCGCGCCTCCAGATCCTCGATCCCGAGTGCGGCCAACTGGCCAACCTCGGCACCCTCGCCATCGCTGTGAGCCCCAGCTTGCGGAATGTCCGTCAGGCGCGGCGGGAGCGCCGCCAGGTCGGGCTTGCGGACAGGAGCGTCTGCCGGTGCTGGCGCGCTGGGCGCGGCCACCGTCTTGCGGAACTCGGAATTGGCCTTGGCCAGAAGCTCATTGGCCGGCAGTGCGCTGCCCGTGGCAGCGTCGATGGCGTGGACCACGGCCTGGAACATCGCGAACCTGGTTCTGTCGGTTGCAATGTCGAGATTTTCAGGGCGCGCGAGGAACGCAGTCGATGCCTGCTCGAAGGTCTGTTCTGCGGCAGCCCTGGCTGCTTCGGCGCTCATCTTTGCCATGGCCTGCTGTGCGGCAAGCGTCGCCTGAGCGGTAGCGATCTCGGCGAACTTCGTCGCCCACTCGGCTTGTGTCAGGTCACCCTCGTCCCAGGCCCTGTTCAATTCGGCCTGTTCTGTCGCGAAGTTGCGCGCGGCCAGCGCTTGATCCACCGTCAGCGTCGGGAACACAGGCGCCGGGGCCGGCGCTGGCTGCGGAACCGGAGCTGCTGCTGCCGCAGCGATCTGCTTTGCCTGTTCGGCGGCGGCCGCATCAGCGGCTGCCTTTGCTGCCTGCTCTGCAGCTGCCGTTGCCTCGGCCGTCTTTGCCGCCTCGGCAGCCGCCGCCTCAGCCGAGACACGGTTGGTTTCCGCGTCGATCACCGCCTTCTCGGCAGCGGTCATGTCGTCCACTTCGGTATCGCTCATGATTCACCTGCGTTTCGGATTACTTGGTCCGCTGTCTGTGCCAGCGGGAGTAGTGAGGCGATGAGTTGGGCGATTTCCATTGCCTTGCCCTGCACCGCCACATTCTTTTCGGTTGCATCCGCGCGCAGCTTTGCGGCCTGCGCCCTGGATTTCTCAAGCTCTGCGGTCTGCGTCGCCTGCTGCATTTCGCGATCCTGCTGTTGCTGGCGCGCCGCGGCTTCGCGTTGCGCTGCCACTTCCGGGTCATCTGGCGCAGCGTTCGGGTCAGGCTGTCCGTTGATCGCCCGGATGCGCTTGACGATCGCCGATTTCCCCGGAAGGTCGGTCATGTCGATGGCGAGGTCCAGCAACTGCAACCCCACTTCCGGCGGCAACTGGCCGATGGTTTCCAGCAGCTGCTCGGCCATGGCCAGGCGCATCGTTTCGCGGAAGTCTTGCGCGTCGACGATGTAGTCGGCGGCTTGTGCTGTGATGTCGTTCTGGTACTCCCATTGGCCCGTTTCCGGGTTCAGCACCGGCTTGTTGATCTCAAGCCATGCCACCTGGTTGGACGCCGGATCCTCGGTTACGCGGAACTGCTGCGGACCGGTGACGTACTGCTCAGCCACCGACAGCACCAGTTGCCCGGTAGCTTGGAAGAACATGCGGTAGGCGTCGAACAGCGGCGCGGTGGTGAGCGCACCCTCGTTCTGCTTTGCTTGGATCGCGCGGCCCGACGTTGCGTTGCTGTCGCGCCCCATCTGCTCACGATTGACGCCGGTGCCGTTGTGCACATGGTCTGCGGCGAGCTGAGCCATTGCCACTTGCGACTGCGCAGCCGTTTCGCCGGTTCGCAGCTCGAATCGCTTGCTGCCGGCGCCGGTCTTGGCGCCGTTGAGCCGGATGATTCCGTCCGGGCGGGCAGCTTCGGTGCGCACATCCTCCCAGCCCTCAGCGGTCAGCGCGTCCTCGTCCGCGATTACCTGGTTGGTGGCCAGATGCCATTGCGCCTTGCTCAGCCGCTTGTTGTAGTCGCTCTGTGCGTCCCGCGCTCCACGGATCACGCCATACGGCATTCCGTCGCGGTCGCGGCGATACGCCCAGGTCGGCACCAGGCTGAACCGGCGGTGCCGATACGGCATCTTGCCTTCGCGCAGCACGCCCTCCGGCAGCCATATCGCGTACATCATCTCCTGGCGCACCGAGTCCGCAATGCTGACCGCGCCATCCTTGAGCGCCGCTGCGTGCTCCGGCTTCGTGGGATCGAACACCTCCCCATTCATCGCCTGCAGCTCCGCTGCGCGCGCAGTCATGCGCTTCGCGCGCACTGGCTGGCGGTACTCCGTCTGCAGGATTGTTACGCGCTGCTGCATGCCGTAGGGACCAATGCCACCAAGGCCTCGGCTGCGCGTGCGCCCACTTGAGTCTGTATCCATCCACAGCTGCGGGATGTCGTCGTCGATGTCGTAGACGTCGAACCCGGCGAAACCCAGCCTTCCCTCGACCGACGCAGACTGGTAAATCATCTGCTCGTGCTCAGGGAACATCGCTGCAGCAAACTCAACATCCAGCGTGCGCTTGCGGATCAGGTAGCGGCAGTCCTTGAGCAATGGATGCCGGCTGTACGGATCCCACCAGACGTTGCGCCAGCGCTCATGCTCGATCATCACCGGTGGCGTGTCGGGATCAGCGCTTGCCGATACCTCATTCCAGCCCACGCCAACCTTGAGCGAATCTAGAAATGCCTGCGATCGCGCCCAGCGCGCGTAATTCAGGTCATCCAGGTACTTGATGTACGCCTGCTTCGCTTTGACCGTGGCTTCGTCATTCGGCGTGCGCGGGCGAATCGCCCAGTCCCATCGCGAGCGCGTTTCGGTGCCATGCAGCCAGTCAACCGCCAGCTTGCACAGGTTGAACACCAGCGGCGCCTGGCCACGCTTCTGCATGGCCTGAATCTC